TTTACTCTAGCAATAGCCCACCCATGACGACTCATCTTTGGAGCGTGACTAGTAGAGTAAGCTCCAGCACCTCTACGGTACACAGCTTTAAGCATACCAAGCGTAGCTTTTGAGCCTTTGCCTTTAGCGTTGTGTTCCTTTACCTTTTTAGAAAGTTGAGCAGTTACCTCTTTACTAAACGTGATCTTTCCGCTAGGGTTTTTGGCACTGTCAGGCTTATTCTTTTTTGATCCTATGATTTGATCTTTTTTAGGCGCAGGAGTTTGAGCTTTAGTTCTTTGTTTAATCTTTTTAACCATCTTGAGCCGCCTTTTTTCTTTGCTTAATTAGCTGTTCAGCCAGTAAAGCAGCTCCTGAAGATTTCGAATTAGAAGCAGCTCTTTCAAAAGATGATCTCTTAGAATCATCTGGAAGTTCATTTAATCCAAAGAGATCTCTTAAAACTTGTTCATCTGAATCAGTTGGAGTTAATACTCCACTTTGTACTAATGTTGGAAGCATAGCCAAAGATTCAGCAAGATGATCAGTATCTAATCCTGTATGAACTAATCTTGGAAGCTTGGATTGATCGATATAACCAAAGTTAAATTTAATCAATCTTCCTATAGTGCCTCCTCCAGGTCTATCTTTTCCTGATATTTGAGATGCTATAATATCACATAGATTGATAGCTGATCTTCTAAAGATAGATAGATGAACTTCTCCTACTGATCTCGCTCCTGTATCTGTAATTCCTAGATTAGTGAACTGAGTAAGAAAAGCTTGTGATATTTGATTATCGCAATATGTATTAGTATCAATCGGAGCTTGTGAATATGAATTAGATTGAGCTGCATAAGTATCAAATTTAATTACTTCATTCTCAATTAGATATTGTCTTTCTCCTGCTATCAATGCTTGAGCTTGAGCTTCTCCATCATCAATCATAGCATCAATATCTCCATCTGAATATCCGCCTAATTCAGCAGCAGCTCTATCTACTGTTATTCTTGGAGTTGGAACTGCATATCTATCTAAAGCTATTGCCATAAGATTACATGATCTTTGTTTTAATCTCCAGGCCCACCATACCCGCCTTAATAATCCTACTCCCTCATAATTATTACCCGTTCTATTTAAAGTCAGTAATAATAATTTATTAGATGGAATAGGTTCAGGAGTTACTTCTATTCCTACAGTATTTTGAAGAACTCCATCTAATATCTGTCCATTCCTAGAAATCCAATCAGAATGTGAAGATGGCTCTCTATCTGCATATACATCAAGCCAAATTCTAGAATTACCATCTTTATCGGATCCTATTTTATATACTTCTTCTGCATATCGATAACCTATAGGAATAAACTCTAAGAGATAAGCTAATTGTTCTTCAAAGCTAACTCTCATCTGTCCAGGATACCCATCAAAACCATAAGCCTCATTAGCATAATCCGCTAATTTCTCAGATATAGGATCTCCCTCTATACCTGGTTTAAATCTCCAAGTAGCACTTAATAATGTTTGCTTTAGAATGTACCAAGATTGAGCGACAATAGGATCAGTCCTTAACATCTCTTCAGCTTCTTTAATCCAATTTAAGCCAATAAGATATTTATTCTGCTCATATCCTGAAATTACTCCTCCTGATAACTGAGTACCAGATATACCATATTGCTTAAACTTTGGGTAGAGTGCTCGCATATGTCTAGGAGTATCTTTATATTTCATCTTGAATGCCTATAGATTTCTCTTTTACTAATGTATTATTACTATAACTTATCTCATTGTCAATAAAGTCATTAGATAAAGTCCTAGCTATGTCTATGAATAGCTTTACAGACTCTATATAGAGATCATTATTAAACTCTCTTTGTGGTCTGATTAGTAAATGCTTAGATAAGCTTGTTATAGTATCTGCTTTTTCTTTATTTATCATATTAAAAGCTCATCTTTCTTCTTCGAGTTTCATTACTCCTTGCTGATCTTCCTTTGGAGTAAACTCTATTTGATTCTGTCCAATGAAAAGTTATGCAGTCATATCTAAGAGCATCAAGCGGATCTTCCCGCCCATCTTTTTTAGGTTGCTCTTTATTATCCCAGGCATAAGATAAAAGAGCTTTTCTAAGAGAATTTCCTACAGCTCTTTCTCCTTTGTTCCATACTTCTCTAGTAATCAAATACTTGTTAGAATGAAAAGCTCTTTTTAATCTTTGTACTCCATTAAGAATATCAGTCTTAACTGGATCAGTATTAGATCTTAATGCTATTCCTATTCCTCCCTCTTCAGGAGTTCTTCTTATTAACTTAAAAGCTGAAATTCCTGTATGATCACTTCGAGCTCTTCCTGCTTTATCAGCTACTCCACTATCAAGCCAAATTCTTCTACTTGGAGCATTATGTTTTAAGCTTCTAGGATATGCTACTCTAAGAATCATCGATGATAATAATTCAATAGTAGTTTCTTGAGGATTGATTTCATGTACAATAATATCAGCTTCTCTTTGTGGATCATGTACAATAATTAAAACAGATGGTTTTCTAAATCCCCAGTCTATCGAAATTCGAGCAGTCATAGATTCATGATATACAAAGTCATCTATTATATGTTTTTCTGGATTGAATTCTGAATAAACTAAACCTGTTGGAGGCTTTGGCTTATTCATTACCATAGCTTCCCGCTCATCTTCAGGAAGAAGCTTAGTAGCCTCAAACCATCTTGAAGATAGATTATCTTGATTAACATAAGATGAAAACAAAAGAGGAGGATAGCCTGCTTCTTCTCCTAGTTTTACCCACCAAGCATCTACTACAGGCAGTCCTACAAGGATCATAATTGGAGAGGGGCCGCTTCTCAATCTTCCTAAAGCTTTATGAGCTACTTCAGCAGTTAAAGTCTGACATTCATCTATAAGAACTACTCCTGAAGTAATGTTTAAACCTTCAAGAGGATTATGTGTAGCTTCTCTTGTACCAGGTCTGAAATATGATCTACAGTAAACACTTGATCCAGTGTGTGAATCTGTCCATATTTTGTTTGTATGGTTATAAATCCATCCTATAGGAACTAACCACTTTTCTATTTCAGGAAGTAAAACAGAATTATATCTTGGAGTAGTATCTGTTATGAGTAGTGATGAAGTACCAGGTCTTATTTTAGCAATAGACCAAAGAGAGAATATAAGAGCTGCAGTTTTACCTGATCCCCAGCCGCACCTAGCAGCTATTACTTCTTGTTCTTTATCGATAGCTCTTATAATGCTTTTTTGTAGCTTGTTTAACTTAGGTGTATTCATATTTAAACTGCTTCAAAGAGAGATATATCATTATAAATTAAATTAAACAGACTAGATATATTATGAGCTTTGAATAGTATATTATGCCATTCTTTCATTGTATGTTCCCTGCTCCAATATCTTTGTTTTTTATCTCCAAAGTAAAACATGATTTTAGAATTGGTGAAATCATGCTTATGTCTATTTTCATAAGTATAGAGTCCTACAATAACTAAAAACTTATGATTATAAATTTCTTTGTATACTTCAGCAGGACCTCTATAAATTGATTGTTTAGCTAACTCTAGTCCATTCTTTGAAAAGTCATTTACTAATTTAGTTTTCATTTCGATAAAAAGTATTTCATCATCTTTATGAGGATTATGATTTGGTTTATACATGATAGCATCACATAGCCTTAAAAGAGGAGTATCTTTATCTGATTCCCTAAAAAAGAAAGCTTCTTTTTTCATAATTGGCTTCCCTTTTTTATCTCTTAATATCTTTCCATTTTCATCAAGCTCTTCATAAAATATACCGAGGTCAGTTGATTTTAATACTGCTAACATTTGAAATAAAATAGCATCATGTACTCTTTGAGTTTTGATTCTACAGTTATGATTTGCAAAGTTATGAGTTTTCATGATATGTTCCTTTTACATCTCTTTTTTAAGATGTTTTTCTTTTTAAATGAGAGTGTAGTGTGTTAAGAAAAAAAGCTTGCTCTCTCACTGCAAGCTTTTTTTCTTTCTACTGATGGATATTATCTAAATCTTCATAGATAATTTGAAATGAATCATTCAGCTCTAATTCTGTAAATTCAATTTCTACTTCATCTAGAAAAGTTCCAACATTACTATTATAAGTCCAGCTTGGATCATGAACTAGAGTATATTTACTATGATATTTTGATATATCAGCAAAATCATAATTAGGATGATCTTCATCATTTAAATCAGCTAGAATATCTTCGAGCAGCTCTTTAAAATCTTCAGTATTATCTATTTCTCCACTCCAGAAAAGAGAAATAGCTGGATGAACTTCTTTAATGATATAGATTCTATCATCTGCTTTATTAAGTAGCTTATCACCCGCTTTATATTTATGTTTAAGTTTAATCGAGTATCTCATTCTCTTCTTCATCCTCATCTTCTTCTTCTCTAGATTGCTTTAGAAATTCAATTACTTCATTTGATCCATTGGATTTATTAACATTTAATTCAAGCTCCCGCTTTAAACTCCAATCTTGCGGATACCTTCTTTCAAGCATCCAGGCAAGGGCCCTCCAATCATCATTCCCTTGCTCTTCTATTTTAGTAAGAAGCCTAGCTTCTACTTCGAATTTTGTAGCATCTATAGCAGCTTCAAATTCTGGATACTCTTGTATCCATCTATAGAAAGTGCTCTTGTTTATTCCGACATACCCACAAGCCGCTTGAATAGTAATTCCTTTTGAAAGAATTTCTACTAAAGCATCGACTATACCAGAATTATATTTAGTTCTTTTCTTTTTAATTGTCTTTTCATGTCTTTCAGTCATGATTTAATCCTTCTTCATTTAATATATCTAATTGATGTTCTAATCCTCTTAATTCAAGCTTTAGCTTGCTTATTCTATATTCTAATGATTGCATAATTTGAGAGTCCATTCTATGAGAATAATTTCCGCTTGAATCTGATAATCTTTCTATAGTGCTTTGAACTATAGTTCTTAGAAATTGGCTTCTGCTCATGTTCTGATATTTAGCATATTGATCAATTTTATGAATCTGATCTAAAGATAAACTAATTGAGATTTGACTATACATAGACACCTTAATTTTATTCTGTTAATGTGTAATACATTATAAATACATTATATCATAAAAGGATATTGATATGAAAGAAGAAATGAAGTCTCAATTTGGTTTTATAGACTTAATTGATCAAATGGGAAACTCTACAAGTGTAGTAAATGCTGCTAGGGTATCATTTGGAAAAAGACACAAAGGACCTTTAACAGAACAAGATAAAAGACTAATCAAAT